AGGAGACACCGGGGCCGTCCCCTATCCCCGCCCAGCACATTTGGCCAAGATCCACCATCGCTTTGCGTGATGCGCGGCTGGGATCTCACTAATCGTCATGACGTTCCGTAACAACCGCTGGTCACGATAAGTTAAAAGCAGCTCCGGGGTAGCTCCCCGGAGTCAGGAAAGCCCGAGTCTCCCGGCTCGGGCTTTCCGCATTTCCGGGAGATCTTCGATGTCGAATCAGCGCGATACACCCTGCACTGCCTGCGGGAAGATGCTCTACAGCACGTCCACATCTTTGCCACCTGAGCAAAGGCTGTGCCTGGGCTGCCGACGCGCACGCCGCTCTCGGTCATGCGGATCCTGCGGCGCCGTCTTTCGCGCGCCCGTCCTCGACGCCAAGTACTGCTCGCGAGCCTGCTCGGCCGTCGCTGCCACGCAGACAACTTCCCCTCTGTGTATCGAGGATGGTTGCGAGCGTCCACGGCGAGTCGGGAAGAGTTCCCGCTGCAACCGGTGTGCGGATCGACGACGCGACCCGGAGCGCAAGCGAGCCAACTGGCGGGCGCGGAACCACCTGCGTCGTACGCAGTATCAGGCAGCGTTCGACCGGGTGACGCCCGAGTATGAGCAGGCGTTACGACAGAAGGCCCGGAAGTGCCCGCTCTGTTTGACGCGGATGACTGATGAGCCCGTTCGGTTGAACAGCAAGGAGCTGGACCACATCGTCCCGCGCAATGCCGGTGGCACGCACACCGTAGGAAACGTTCGGATCATCTGCCGGTCGTGCAATGTTCGCAGGCCAAAGGACGGCAGCGACTACACCGGCCCCGTGACTCTGTGGGCCACCGCGTGAGGGGGCGCGATGGAGCGCAGAGAGGTCCTGGAACTGCTGCAAGAACGGCTCCTGGGCGAACTCGAGGCCGAATCCGGTCGCGACGTGGCGGTCATCTCGAAGGAGCTTCGCGCAGTCACGGTCGAGCTCGAGACGCTGCCGAGCGAGAGGAAGTCGACTGTTGACGACCTTGCCGCAAAGCGCGCTGCTCGGCGCTCAGAGGCCGCGGGTTAGCTCCCACCCGGTCTACAAGAGTTCAGCCGGCCAGGAGGCCGTGGAGCTCGCAGCCTCGGCGGGGCTTGTCCTCGACGACTGGCAGCGGCACATCCTCGAGGTTTCGCTGGGCGAGCAGGCAAACGGCAAGTGGTCGGCGTTCGAGGTCGGTCTGATCGTCGGTCGCCAAAACGGCAAAGGCGCGGTGCTGGAAGCGCGCGAGCTCGCAGGCCTGTTCCTCTTCGGCGAGCAGCTCATTCTTCACAGCGCCCACGAGTTCAAGACGGCTGCCGAGGCGTTCCGCCGGGTCCTGAGTCTCGTCCAGAACACGCCTGACCTGGAAAAGCTCGTCAAGCAGGTCCGCACCTCGCACGGCGACGAGGGCATCGAGCTCCGGTCCGGTGCGCGGCTGCGGTTCGTGGCCCGCTCGACCGGCTCGGGCCGCGGCTTCTCCGGCGACGTGGTGATCCTCGACGAGGCGTACAACCTGCCGGGCTCCGCCATGGGCGCGCTGCTGCCGACGATGGCGGCGCGGCCCAACCCGCAGGTCTGGTATGCGTCGAGCGCCGGCAAGGAAGACTCCGAGGTGCTGGCCCGCGTGCGGGATCGCGGCGCCGAGGGCAAGTCGGCCCGGCTGGCGTACTTCGAGTGGTCGGCGCAGGCCGACGCGGATCTCGACGACCCGCAGGCGTGGGCCGCGGCGAATCCCGGCCTCGGGATCCGGATCGAGCCGGATTTCGTGTCGGCCGAACGGTCAGCCCTGCCGGAGATCGAATTCGCCCGGGAGCGGCTGGGCATCTGGGCCGACGGGCGGATGAACGCCGCGATCGACCTGGCGCTGTGGCACGACCTCATCGACACCGAATGCCTCGACCGTTCGCCGATCGCGTTCTGCCCGACGATCAACGCCGAACGCACCAAGGGTGCGATCACCGCCGCGATCCGCCGAGCCGACGGCCTGGTCCAGCTGGAGTCCATCGACTACCGGCCGGGGACCTCGTGGATGGTGGACCGGCTCGCCGCGCTGCACGCCGACTGGCGACCGGTGGGCATCGCCCTCAATCCGGGCGCACCCGAAGGTTCCCTGGCCCAGGGCCTGCAAGCGCTGGGCATCGAACCTGTCCTGGTGACCGGCCGGGAAGAGGCCCAGGCCGACGGCGCGTTCTTCGACGCCCTGGTCGACCGCAGGATCCGGCACGGCAACCAGGCGGCGCTGAACATCGCCGTCGAGCAGGCAGCCTGGCGGCCTGTCGGCGACACCCGCGTCTTCCACCGCCGGTCGGCGACCGACATCGGCCCGCTCAGCGGCGCGGCGAAGGCGTTCTACCTGCTGTCCAAGCAACCCGAGCAGGTCCAGCCGTTCTTCGCGTCCTGGCGATAGGAGGAAATGATGGCCGTCCTATCGACGGGCCCGGACTCCCGGGCGCAGTGGCAGGACGCCGGGCGTCTCGTCCTGGCCGGGCTGGGCCGGCTGCTGTACGCGGCCGGCTGGCTGATCGCCAAGACGCTGCGCACGGTCGGCACGATCCTCGCCGCGGCCCTGTTCGGTGTCGGCTGGTTCGCGTCGGCGCTGGCCTGGCCGTCGCTGTGCTGGTGTGGCCGGGCGGTTCGGCTGGGCTGGCAGGAGGGCCGCAAGCCGATCGGCGGCGCTCGTGGGACTTCTTGAGCGGGTCTCGCCCGGCCGGGGTGAGAAGCGGTTCGGCATCGACCAGTGGATCTCCCAGTACCTGATTCCGTCGCAGTTCCAGTACGGCGGCAGCACCTACCCGCTCGGCCTGAACCAGACGATGACCGGGCAGAAGATCCAGCAGATCTCCGGAACACTGCCCGGCTACGCGGCGGCGCTGCGCTCATGCCCTCCCGCGTTCGCGGCGCAGATGGTCCGGGCGCTGGTGCTGTCCGGGATGCGGTTCACGTGGCGCAACCTGCCGTCGTCGCCGACACCCCGGCGGCTGTTCGGCAACCGGGACCTGGCGCTGCTGGAACGGCCGTGGCCGAAGGCGACGACCGGTGACCTGATCGCCACGATGGAGTGGCACTCCGGCCTGGCCGGCAACGCGTTCGTGGCGCGCCGCCCGGACCGCCTGCGGGTGCTGCGCCCGGACTGGTGCGGGCTGCTGTTCGGCTCGAATCAGGACCCGGACGAGATCGCCGCGACCGCGTTGGACGGCGAGCTGCTCGGGCTGGTCTACCAGAACGGCGGCATCGGAACCGGCCGCGGGCAGCTGAACACGCTGCTGCCCGGCGAGTTCGCGCACTGGTCGCAGATCCCCGACCCGGACTGCCCCGGCATGGGCCAGTCGTGGATCACCGCCGCGCTGACCGACATCCAGGGTGACCGCGCGGCGACCCATCACAAGCTGCAGTTCTTCAGCAACGGCGCGACCCCGAACATGGTTGTCAAGGGCATCACCGCGGCGACGAAGGAACAGTTCAAAGAGATCGTCGACGCGATGGAGTCCAACCACGCGGGCGTCGCCAACGCCTACCGGACGCTGTATCTGGCCGCCGGCGCGGACGCCACCGTCGTGGGCGCCGATCTGAAGCAGCTGGACTTCAAGGCGACGCAGGGTGCGGGTGAGACGCGCATCGCGATGCTGGGCCGGGTCCCGGCTCCGCTGCTGGGCATCTCCGAGGGCCTGGCCGGCTCCTCGCTGAACGCGGGCAACTTCGGCATGGCCCGGCGCATCTTCGCCGACTCGTGGATCTATCCGTCGCTGCAGGACCTGTGCGCGTCGGTCGAGTCGATCCTGACCCGCCCGGTGAACCCGCGCACGGGCCAGCAGGACGCCGAGCTGTGGTTCGACACCGCGGACATGCCGATCCTGCGTGAGGACGCCAAGGACGCGGCGGAGATCGCGTCCATCAACGCCACCACGATCGGGCAGCTCGTCCGCGAGGGCTTCACGCCCGAGTCGGCCAAGGCCGCCGTGATCGGCCAGAACATGTCGCTGCTGGTCCACTCCGGGCTTGTGAGCGTCCAGCTGCAACTGCCCGGCTCGACACCTCCGACCACCACTCCGAACGGAGGCGCAGCGTGAGCACCAGGACACAGCAATCGCCGATCTGCCTGCGGGCCGCCGAGTTCCGGGCGACCGGCGACGGCGGCGGCGACGGCCGCACGCTGGAGGGCTACGCCGCCGTGTTCAACACGCCCACCATGATCCAGTCGTGGGACGGCGAGTACAACGAGCAGATCGCCCCCGGCGCGTTCAAAAGGACCCTGCGCTCAGCCACCCCGGTCCTGCAGTTCGACCACGGCCGCGACCAGCGCACCGGCACCGTCCCGATCGGCTCGATCGACGACCTGAGCGAGGACGACCAGGGCCTGTCCGTGCGGGCCCGGCTGTTCGACAACCCGGTCGTCGAGCCGATCCGGCAGGCCATCGCCGGTAAAGCGATCACCGGCATGTCGTTCCGGTTCCAGGTCGCCGAGGAGCAGTGGACCGACGCGGCCGGCGCGAAGGTCAAGGCGGGTGAACTCGACCAGCTGCTGTGGAATCCGGGCGCGCGTGGCCCGCTGCTGCGCACGATCACGCGCGTCGACCCGCTGTTCGAGCTCGGCCCGGTCGTGTTCCCGGCCTACGACTCCACCTCCGTCGGCGTGCGGTCGCTGCTGGCG